AACTTGTAGACTCCGCTTTTTACTAATTCACACAATCCCATACAATCGCTAAATGATTCTGAAACCATTTGAAAACATCCTTCAAACTTAGCAGAACCGAATTGCCACAATCGCTTAGGTATAGTTTCAAATTCTACATCTACTACCATTTGTTTTATTCTAGTAATTGCATCCATGTTAGGATGCTGAATAGCAGCAGGTACAGATGCTTTCTTATTGCCAGAAGTAATAGTTAGGAAATCATCATAGGCAACATTTACATTACCACCAAACTTTTTCAAATAAGGTATAATCATTTCTGCACTACCAATGAAGGTTCCATTCTCTTCTGCTGTTACAACGGCTAATTTAAGATTAAGACCGAATGTAGTGTCACCATTCCAAAGACTTAGAGTAGTATCTTGTAGTTCCATAACTACATATTGACCTAACTTAGAATTAGAAAATCCCTTGTCACCCAAATACATTCCTTTGCCTTGTATGTCTTCTAGTGCCTTCATCATTACTTTTGCGTCTATACTAAATTTCACACTTTACCCTCCCTTAATTCGGGAACACCGTTCCAAACGACATTAGGGGGAGTACCTTCTCTAGTAGTCCAAGTAGTGCCAACTAAGTTACCATTGGTTCTACTGCCTACTAATTCTGCCAAGTAGTGCATTTCACCTTTGACTTTCTTTCTTGAGCAATGAATCTCTTGTTCCAACTTACCGCCCCAATCTTTCCATGCTGGAATCATTCCAACAGGAGAATTGTCTTGGTACTTTTCTGTTTCGTGAGTAATATAAACTACATCACAATCAAGCAGATGGATTGACTCCAATAAGTGATAGAAGGTTTTATTCCTAGAACCGTACTGGAAAGGCATTACCTTAGTAACTATGGTAGGGTTAGGGTTAATCTTCAATATACAAGAATCAAACCAAGTATCTACTCCATCAATAACAAACACTGGCTTCTCTCCTTCAGAGATTTTACCTCTAACATACTTGACAAACATATGTGAATTATCTTCACTCTTATTAATGTCAATTACATTATCATTATTCATTTCAATAGGACAATACACCTGTATTCTTTCTGTTGAATCATGATGTTCTCTCCATGTAGATTCAACACCCTTATCCCAATCTAAAACATAAATTGGTCTATCGGGCATATCAATTGCTATGCCAGTTTTACCTGTTTTGGGTTGGCCCCAAATACCTAAAACCAATCTTGAATTTATTTTCTTTCTCTTTTCAGCCATTAACTCTTGAAACTTACTGTTAAATTCCTCTTGTTTCTTGCCAAAATTTTGCTTGCTTCCTTCTCCTTGTTTACTAGTTAAACTCATTTTCATCACCAATTAAATTAATATCTATTTCTATTTCATCACCGTGAACCCTAGTCCACGCTTCTACTATCTGTTTTAGTTCAAATTTATCACAAATGTGACGGGCTTCTTTTGTACCTATGTGCATTTTCAGCCAATAGGTATTCACCTCGGATGTGGTTTTTTTCCATGTTAAGAAATCAACGCTAATTAAATCAATAATATAACTGCCACTTTTTAATATAAATCTGTTATTTACTATGTTATCCATTTTTAATACCTCATTTTGAGATGGGCTTCGCACCCATTTGAGCATCATTCTCCCGATATACTTATACGGTATTAAATGTTATTTACTCTTCAAAACCAATCAAAGTCAGTTTCAACTGGTTGATTTACTTCAACAGGTGAACCTCTCTTCTGTGTTACATATAGTCCTGAAACATTGA